CATTAATCGTCAAAGACATGTCGTGAGTTTTAGGTAAAAAAGTAGTACCTATACCACTATAAGTGGCGTATCTCAAATCAGCCTCAGTTTTAGAATAAACACCTAACGAGGTTCTAAAACCCGTTGCGGTATTCTTACGTACATAGTCATCATATCCAGAATAAAATATGTTATCAGTTGTACGCGCTGACAAACCATGCGACATATTCACATAAGCACTCTTTAACCACCTTGTGTGTATATCACCACTAGTGTCACGTTTGACTACAGTACTAGCTGCGGTAGTAACACTTACATTTGTAAGCGGTACATACAACTGCCCAGCAGTTGACTGCAATAAATAACTAGGGATGTTTCCTGTGTGATAAACAGTTTTAGTAGTTCCACCACTTGTATACTGTAATTTATTACCAGCACCTAACCGCAAATAGTTAGTCATACCAGCGGTGCCGCCTGTTGTGCTTCCTCCAAAAAGAAACTCACCGTCGACAGTAGAAACACCCATCAATGCTCTATGGGTTTCTCCTGTCTTCCCTACCGCTAAGTAGCCAGTCGACGTAAATATGTTGGTACCTGTCCAGCTTTGGTTAGCAGGTAATTTACCATAATTATAACTACCACTTGCAAGCATAAATGATGATTTAGTAGCACCATCTAGCGTAGCAGCATCTACGTTTAACGCATCAATCTGAGTTTTACCAAAATTAGCTGCTGTACGAACCACTGAGCCGTATACTAGACAGTCAGAAGTGCCGTTCCTAATCTGCAAAGGATGGGGTGTTTCATAACTACCGTCATCGTCTCTATCTGTAAGGACATAAAAATTGCCTTGGTTAATATGTATCCAAAAGTCATCTGCACCTGTTGACCAATCAGTAAATTTAATACTAGGAGCACTGTTCGCTATACTAAGATTTGCTGTTCCATTTGTCCTCATTATAGTTGAATCGACATTTATAGTTGGAGAGCTAGTAGTACCGCTTTTTGTTAATCCATCTCCTGCAACTATTCCTTGTAAGAAATCAGAACCATTACCAGATGAAATGTCAACACCACCTATAGTAATTGTATGACCAGCCGTTATAGCTACGTCACCATCTACGTTGAGTGCCGTACCACTTGCTTTTTTAACTTTTAATAGGCCATCAACACCTAATGCGTTACCATTTGGGTTACTAAAAACACCCGCAAAATTTGATGTATTATTTGATTGTGCATATAGTTTGATTACACCAGAAGAAGCAAAAGCTTCGTTGTATGCGTCTGTATTTATTTTTACATAACTTCCTACATTTACAGAATTTGTACCAATCTCATCAAATATCCCAATACCGTTTACAATTAAGTTACCGTCAATAACAGTATTTACGGGTTGCCAAAAAGAACCGTCCCAAAATTTAGTTTCTGAAAAAGGTCCGACTGAGCTACTTATGGTCACTCTGTCATACACTTTTAAGTCAAAACCTCCATTGGTTATTGCTTGTAGAGCCAATGAGTCAGTCCAAGAAGTTCCTGTAATATAAAATTGCGACGATCCTCTTGGGCCTGCTTCAGTGCTAGGCAGACCTTGCTTGCTTTTACTGAATGATTGTTGTGCAGTCAAAGAAATAGGCGTTACACCGTCGAAAGCCAGTCCTGTAATATTAAATATACGGTGCCCTGTGTCACCAGAAAGACTAGAAATATCATTAACAGGCAGTACTAGGTCACCCGCAGCTAATCCTGAACCATAAGTAGTGTTACTCACTCCACTATCAGTAGTCGTTACTCTCCACTCTCCCGCACCGAATTGTACTCTGTAACCTAATGCTCTAGTTCCTTCAAAGAGACGAACAGTCGTACCTGAACCAGTAAATACCCCATTATTACCATCTTTATCTGTAGGTATTTGATGTGTTTCATTACTCAGTATGACTTGGAATGGTGATGAACCGTCTGATCCATCGACTAATTTATAAATTGTGAAGTAATCTATAATGCTATTATCATCATTAGACTTACACCACACAGTAATACTGTTATTGTTTCCTAAGCTGGCAGCACTTACACCGTATACAGCACCCCCTCCTCCGTTACTCCACAATAAAGAAGTAGAAATACCTTGAGTCGCGGCTGTTACAGTTATGGTGGCATCACTTATCAAGTCACCATTTTTGTCGTACTTAAATGCAGAGCCTGTTGCCGAAAGAGTTAATGTCTTAGCTGCAACTGTTTCTCCTTTTGAACCAGATATTCTTCTGGGAGTAGACCACCCAGCTCCTTGTATAACACCTAAATGATTTTTGGTACCAATTATCATCCATATAAATAAAGTGTCTGTAGCTTCACCAGGGGAGTCTGTCCACGTAGAATCAACTGGATTATCGGGATCATCTGTAGGTTGTGTAGCTGATAACGTAAATTGATAATCAGTGTAATCACCTCCATCACCTTTTTCACCCACTATGAGAATAGGAGCAGACCAATTACCTGTTCCAACTCTTTGTCTCATGTATAAATCATTATTCGCAAAACCAGCAGAGAAATTTGCGGCTGTTGTATTAGGTGAATACTGTACTTCTATTGAATCTCCAACTTCGCCATTTTCAACAAAAATAACAGGTGTACTATAACTTGGTGTATCTGTACCTGTTGCACCCAAAATACTTGCTGTAGCGATGCTTACCCATAAAGGTAATGTGCCTGGAGGTGGAACAGAAAACCATGAAGTAGGGTTAGTGATGTTGTCATTTGAAAAATTAAAAGAACCTCCACTTGGGGCACTATAATTTGCAGTAGACAAACCTCTTCGATACACATTATATGTATAAGTACTTCTGGCTGTTTCTCCGTTTTCTACGAATAATACAGGGGTACTCCAAACAGATGTATTGTCTGTAGCAACTGATCCTTCAATACTAAACGTTGCCTGAGTAACATAAATAGGATCTGTACCTGTAGGTATATTTGCTGTCCAGTCACCAGTAGATCCTGAATAACTATTAGCAGCAAAATTAAACCCTACAGCATTATCTGTAGGTTTAGTGGGCGCAGAAGATCCACGTTGATATAGGTTACCTTGATAAATAGATTTACCTGGATTACCCGGAACAGTAGAATTAGTTCCGTTAGCTACTAGTAATTGTACAGAACCCCAAATAATATCTGCTGAATCCCCAGCAATACCCAGTACACTAGCAATACCGCTAGAAACATAAACAGGGTCACTACCACCTGGAACACTACTGTACCAATCAGTTGGAGGAGTAAGTAATAAACTAGTAAAGTTAAAAGTTGAACCTGTGGAAAGAGGAACTTCATTTGTTAAATCACTATTAGAACGTCTGTAAATACTTAAAGCTGCATTAGATGTTCCATCATTAAAATCTACTGTTTTTACAGGAGGTCTAATTAAAACAACTGGGTCACTGTAAACCAAACCAGTAGCAACAGCAGTGCCACCTACAGCACTTGCAACAGTGTGTATTACATAAGTAGGAAATAAAGGATTTCCCGTAACTCCAGCAGACCAGCCCCCAACAGGTAACCCAATTGAATTAGTACCAAAGTTAAAAGATCCTCCTGTAGGAGTTGGCGGTACTGTGTCTGAACGTAAATACAAACTATAAGAAAAAATACTTCTAGGTGTTACTCCACTAATGCCATCCAAAGCCACGACAACTGGTGTAGTCCACACAGAAGCAGTATCTTCACCTACAGCACTTTGGCTATTAAAAGTACAACGTGTAACGTACCAATTGCAATTTTCCATGTAGCCAGTAGGCAATGCTTCAGACCAATTACCAAGTGCTCCACCTGTATAACTATTACTTGCAAAGTTGTAATGAATTATATCATCACCGGGTTTAGTAGGTGGACTAGATGCACACTGAAACAGCGCACCTTCATAAAGTGAACGGCCTTGTTCAGAAACTACTAAAATTACAGGTTCAGTCCATGGTATGTTGTCATCTATTCCCAAACCTACAGCATTAGCAATACCACTACTTATATAAGCAACTTCTCCCTCTACAGGCACAGGTATGGTTTGTGTCCACAATGAAGTACCGCCATCTACGCCTGTAAGTAACTTAGTGCTAAAGTCATATTGGCCTCCAACAGGAACATCAGAAGCTGTTAATGTTGTGGCTGATTGTTGGTATAAGTTTATTGGTAATACTGAGTAAGTAGGGGTACTGAATAATGTAGGTATGCTCCATCCTAATTTACTCCAAGTATTTGTTGCTTTGTCATGATTATAACGAGCAATAGAAACCCAAATACTCTCACCTGGAGCAGTCTCTTGTGGATCATCTGTCCACTTTGTAGCTGTAGCTATATTATCGGGAAATACTTCATTTAAACCATCATAACTACCTGCAGAAGGTATTTGTGGTGCTGGTGTTGCCTTATTAAAGAAAACAAAAGAATTAAATACACCATTAGCACCGTCAGTGTAATCATCACCGTATAAAGGCGTGTATCCATCTTCTCCTGAAAATCTTGTAGGAATAGTCCAGACTGAACCTATCCAGTCTGAGCCATCGTGTACGTATTTTCTTCTTGATACCCAGATAAAATTATTTGCACTGGGAGTAGTTGGGTCATCAGCCCAACCAGAAGGATAAATTTCTGCAGGCTCTGCTTCCGCTTCATAATCACCGCCTGTTGGTCTACTTGGAGCTGTAGCTCCATTTTTAAAAATTAATGAAGTATATGTGCCTGCTCTGCCATTAAAATAATCTTGATTTAGTTGAGGTATTCTTCCATCTAAACCAGAAAATCTAGTAGGGATCGTCCACGCAGGATCTGACCACAAACTACCTAAATGAGAATAAATAGTTTGAGACATCCATGTAGTTTCACCATCAACTTTTTCTTCTGGGCTAGTTGTCCAGCCTAAAGGTATCTGTTCACCAGTAGTATGATGATAGCTGCCTGTTGTAGGCGTACTTACTGTTCCAACTGCGTTCTTAAATATAAAAGAACGAAAGCTTCCCTTTAAACCATCTGAGCCAGCGGGAGCTTCTTGCGTTATGCCTGAAATAAGTGTGGGAGAACTCCAAGCAGTCTTTATCCAATCGCCATTTATGTTTTCTTTGTATCTACAAACACTTAAATAAACATTCGAATCATAGCTTATAAACCACGGTGTCTTACGCCATGACTCTGTTTCACCCATTGGAAGTACTTCTACCCCATTTATGTAAGAACCTCCTATAGGAGTGGCAGGGACTGTGTTATGTACATAATAAATATTAGTAATGTACTCACCACTAATACCATCAAAATAATCTGTGTTTTTTACAGGCGTGTAACCATCAGCCCCGTCAAATCTAATTTGTATCGGTGTGGTATAAATTGAATACGTTGTTTCTAATTCTGTTTCAGTTACTTCACGTTGTTTTCTAAAAAAATCACCATCAACTCTGACATCATGCCAAGTGCCAGTAGTACCATCTACACTAAATTTGTATTCAATATATTTATTAGCCATTGATTAATTCCAGCCATTACTATGAATACGGTAGTTGGTATCTTCTTCTTTATTTACTAAACCAAGCTCAGATATTTTTAAGCATGATCTTTCAAATTTACCTACGTAATTATTGCCTTCATTAACGCCATCAACACTTGGCAAACTTCCATGGTATCTACTAGCAATGTAATACAGCAATGCTTCTAAATGAGTGATAGGCAATTCAATTTCTTGGTTAAGAGGATCAAGAGTCTCTACTAAAATTCTTTGGTGATTGGCTCGATAAACTACTTTCATTAATAACTCATCTACAGGTTTAGGTACTGTAAAAGATGTTAAATTAATTAAGTTAATTGAATCAGGATCATTAAACTGATTTAAAGCAAAAGGTACATCATCAAGTGTGTTTACAATTGTTTCTATTTTTAAAATATTATCGGTAAAAGGCTTACCTGTATTGTCCACGATGTAACGAATAGCTTCTAAAGAATCTGTGTTACTAAGAGAGTATTTACTGTTAAGTGAGTATTCTTTTATAGCTGCAAACTGCTGAACTATTACAGAATCTTTTTTAAGATTAAATCGTTTATATAACTCATACAATCCTAAGTTTATGTGGGTAATCATAGAAGGGTAATTATTTACACTAATTCCCTGCTTACCTATAACAGTGTTTGCTAACTCACCATAAACTAATTGATCAAACAGCTCTGACAGCTTCATATACAAACCCTTATGTAAACAAATGTTTACAGTATAAACCTATGCAAGATAAGAAGCTAAGTAATCTTCCTCTTCTTCTTGATCATTCATGTCCCAAAGGTCATTTTCATTATCATTAGTAAAAGAGGTTTCTTCACTAGGCCGCCACACTACTAAACTGGCTAACATAGATATTGTGTCTATAAAATCATCATGTTTACTTTTAAATCCTTTTACAGAAGCAAGAGTTAATTCATTCATAGCTTCTATCATTATTGGCTCTTCTTTCATTTCTTCTGGAAAAAACATTATGTTTGATTTAAACCAAGGCACTACAATATTAAAACGCACCATCTTGTTGGTATTAGGTCTTATACCTGGCTTTCCTTTATTTCCTTCGCTGGCTAAATTAAAATAATTATTTCGTTCAATCATTTCGTTTTGAATCCAAGAAATAAACCCTCCTTGCTGACCTGATACTTCTATAGCTACTTGTTGTGGTTTGTATATTTGGCATAACTTAAATAAGTCATTTACGTTTTTATCCATAAGTTGTTTTTTACACACGCCATCTACCCAAAACCACTGTCCTCCACTACTTAGCGCCCACACAGAAATGACACTAAAGTCACTAGAATTAGCTTCACTTGTTGCAAAGTCAGTAGTGATGTAAAAGTTAAATTTACCTTTGTTTTTAATAACCGATTCGCGCTTGTACCAGGATATGTCAACGTCTCTAATTAAACGTTCTTCATCAGACATAATACGCAGCATTAATTCTTGGTTAAATGTATCTATCTTTCCTGCTTTAAGTGCTTTGGTGTACTTTTCAAGTACATACTCGTAAGTGAAACGATCTTCCCATGAACCTCTAAAATCTTCTTTTTTGCACGGGAATTCTTCACATACGGGATACACGTTTACGTACCACGCACCCGACTCTACTGCTTTATAAAGAGGGTCTTTAGAATTAAACGGAGTACCTGACCAGATTATTTTTGAACGTGTAGGATGTAATGCATAATCTACTGCTTTATAAACTGTGTCTTCTATGCTGGAAATAACAGTAGCTGATCTTGCATCTTCATCTGAAACCAAATCATCTAACACTGCAAGAACAGGTCTTTTACCCATCTCTTTGGCTCCACGCACTCCGGTCTTAGCGCCATAGCCTTTGACTACAAAGCGATTGCCATTGGTGTTATTAAATTCCCACCGTATGTCAGTAAACTTAGCTAAGGGTATATATTTTCTTAAGAACTCACTATTTTCATAACGAAATTCCAAGTTCTTACGCATGTTTTTTACACCATTCTCAATGCTGTCTGAAACATACAAAGCAAGAGGTACTGAGCCGAACCCCGGTATCTCACCGTAGACTCCAATGTATAAGAATAAGTATTCACCTAACAAAGTGGTTTTTGCTATTCCACGATGGCATAAATTAATTGTATTTTGCTTGCGTCCACTGATGTTATCCAACATCCTGTAATGGGTCACAGGTGTTTTATGCTCCTCTCCCTCATTACCGTTCACTAACTTAATAAAGTTAACAAACTCTAAGGCAAAATCAGTAGGAATGTAGTTTGAATCAACGGAGTAATTAACTTCGTTGATCCATTCTTCTACACTCTTCTTAAGTAATTCTGTACTCATCGGGTAGTATCCACTCCACTGTTAATACTTTATACGTCCATGCGCTCATTGCATGTAGTGGGTATTTTGAGCTAATTGAGTAAATTGATTGCGCGTTATACTTATGCGCTTCATCACTATCAATAATGTAACTAGCCAGAGCCTGCTCTTGAAAGTCTCATGACTTAACTACCTCAACAGGTTTAAACCTAGTTTCGTATATGTAGTTAGCTTGTACCTTGCTTATCCACACTTCATCAGATGTAGGCGGAGGCTCTGGTGCAAGCAACCCATCAACCATGAGATCAAGCTCTGCCGCTGTTAATCCCGTACCCTCTTCATCATAAGGATAATTGAACCCCAATGATGCTATGTCAACTACTGCGGGAGGGTTATTAGCACCGGATACAAACAATGTAATTGTCTCGTATGTAGCAGCGTGTGGATACATTGCCAATAGTTGCTCTGGTGCTTGTGCTGTGTCGTAGATGTAGTATTTTGGTATATTCATGACTGCTCCGCTATGTCAATTGTCCGCAAATC